TCCAAAAATTCTTCCACTTCTGGATGAGATATGTCCAAGTATGCTGCATAACTTCCTCTCCTTGTAACGCCTTGAGAAAATGCTAACATCTCAGCGTCTACTACTTTCATGAATGGTATTACTCCAGTACTTTCAGAACCATTTGATGTTTTAGATCCTACACTTCTGACATCACTCCAACAGCCACCCACGCCACCACCAACACTAGAAAGGAAAGCGTTTTCAGTGTAGTGTCCGGTGATTCCCTGTCTGCTATCCTCAACATAATTAAGAAAACAGCTAATAGGAAGCCCTCGGGTCGTCCCGCCATTACTGAGGACAGGAGTAGAAAACATAAACCAAAGTTTACTAGCATAGTCATACAACCTTTGTGCATGTGCGTCGTCATCTGAGAACGCTTTTGCGGCTCTTGCAAACGCATCTTGTGGAGAGTTTTCTCCAGCTATTAAATACCTATCCTGCAGTGTTTTATGACTAAACTCAGATAAATATTTATCTCTATCGTAATTAATTAACACACCATCTCCTTAATCTTAGAAATATTATCCGCCCCGATTGCATCATCACAATATGTTACTAAATCCATTAATTCATAGTTCTGCAAAATACGTTCTGCATTTGCATTTAACTCTTGAATATGCTTATAAGTACTTTGAATAGGAAGTGAATCATATATGTTCATTGCGTCACCATAAGCAATAATTAAATCTTTTGCTCTCTTCGGTCCAATACCAGTAATTCCTGGGACGTTATCCCCTTTATCACCTGTTAGACATTTTAACGAGATATATTGCTCTGGATTAACTTCATAATGATCGTTCCAGTTTTGAATACGTACTTCTTTTCGAGTAACATAAGAGAATCTACTTACATTTTCTTGTATAAGTAAATCCCAGTCTCGGTCACTAGATATTAGCCATATTTCTTCAAAACCGTACTTTTCTTTTTCTTTTACTAAGTGTGCGGCAATATCATCTGCCTCTACACCTTCAAATTGAAGAATCGGCCAATCTAATAAGTCTAGAGTTGCCTGATACTCTTCAAAAAATTCTTCAAATGCAATTTTTTCTGCGTCAGTTTGTGTGGCATACTTATCTTTTCTATTGAGTTTATACTCGGGTAGTATTTTCCTACGATAACTAGAAGATCCGCCATCTGCTGTTATAATTACATTTTTACATTTGTATGAGTTTGCTAAAGATTTTACCGTCTCTTGGTACTCATATCTAAAATCTGTTCTGCCTTGGTGTTTCCATCTAAACGCTAAGTTTAAGGCATCAACTATTAGCGTTGCATTTTTTTCTCTATTAAATTTAAAAGCCACTTCCTATAAACCTTATCTTTTCAGAGGTTAACCACTCTTCAGCTACCATAATGTAGCATTGTAGTGGACTTATGTAAACATAGTTTTTTATGGTTTCTGGTTCTTCTTCTGTACAAACAAACACTTTTGACCGATTATATTTAAAAAATAATAATGGTTGTTGATTTCCTCCGTGTGCTTGTACTAAGAGTTTCCTCCACCAACGTATTAAATTATTTGTTTTTTGTTGCGTTAGGACTTTATCAGACAATGGGGAATCTGCATAATTTTTTACTTCTATACAATAGCTGTTATTTTGGTTAGGTATATACAAATCCCCTTTCAAATATTCTAAAGCACCTGACATTGGCACTCTTTCAAATTGAAGTCCGGTATGTTCCCTTAACAAGTCTCTTACTAAGTACTCCCCTCGTGCTCCTTTAGCCCTGCTATCTACCACTTTTTTATTCCTTTTATGAGTAATTACTATATCTTCTGGTATTATCATTCCAATTTACTTACATTCCCATCTTTAACTACTTCGATCTTTTCGAGTAGAGGATGAGTCCAGCCATGAGAGACTACGTATGTATTTAAATCTTCTCCGAGTAAAACCTCGACTAGTTTTTCTCGTCCTGCGTCATCTAAGACTGCAATAACTTCATCTAAAAATAATATATTCAACCGAGACTTTGAAATACTACTCATTAATTTGCGTATAGCAATAAGAGTAGCTGTATTCACTCTTGCTAATTCTCCTGAAGAGAGTGCGAGAATATCTACAATTTTTCCGTTGTCAGTCACCTGAACATTTAACTTATCATTAGATACTACAAATTCAAGAGTAAACCTACCATCGGACAATTCTCCTAGATAGGTGTTCGCCAATTCTTCTAACTCTTTTACAAGATTTTCAATCTTATAAGCTAATAAACCATTTGTACTGAAAGCTTTTTTCAGTATTTCTAAATTTGATACAAGTGCTTGCTGTTTATCAAGAACTTTTGATATTTCTCCACGCTCTTGTAGAAAATTATCAGTTTGTTCTTGAATTACCTGTATACGCGTATTTTGCTTCGTTCTTCTCTCATTTTCTCGCGCTGTGCTAGATATATGGTCTTTTGCGAGAAGTAAGTTAGCTCGAACGTCTTCCAACTTTCTTTCAAGCTCACCTTTATCCAATGGAAGGTTTGGTAGACTCTTGTCAATGCTTCTAAACAAGTCCATCCAATCTCTCTCAATTTTTCGGCAACGCTCGAATTCAGTATTTGACTTCTTAATTTGTTGTATTTCTCTTTCAATTTTTCCACTTTTATCCTCTGCTTCGACTAGTTTACTAGTCTCTGAGTCTTTTAGACTACGAATAAACTCTGGGTCAACATCTTGCTCACAAGTAGGACAATGATCTCCTAACTTATCTAACTTCGCTATAAGGCGTTGAGACCCCGTTAAAGTTGCTTTGAGTTCACCTAACTCTGCTTGAAGATGGTCATAAGATTCAATACCTTCTATAGTACATTGTTGTGCTTCTTGTATATTGATTTGTTGTAATGCGTCTTTAAAATGATTATTTTTTGAGATTTTTTTATTTTTTTCCGAGATATTTTCAATTTCTTTTTGTAAAAAACTCAAAGTTTTCTCGTCTTCTTCCGTATCAATTTCTAAATCTAGCATCGGAAGTATGGTAGTATCACTCAATTTGTTATCTGCTAACCATTTTTCTATCGTATCTATCTTTGCTTGTATTCCGGTAATTTCCGAACTAACTACTCTTGATGCCTCCTTGAAGATGTCAAATAATTCTACATAATTTTCAAGGTGCAATAAATCTATTAAAAACTTTTTTCTATTTGTATCTGTTGCTGTTAGAAATTGTAAACTTGCATTTGTATTTTGATATACTAACTGAGAAAAAGTTTTAAAATCTACTCCAATAATATCTTGAATTGTTTTATAAGTATTTGTAGCCGTATGACTAGAGATATCTTCTCCATTTCGCTCTAGTTTTACTTTTATACTGGTCTTACGATTAATACTTACAGAATAAACATCTTCATCTTTCGTAAAGGTTAATACTATCTTATAGCCGTCATTTATATACCTATTTGGTATATCTGCTTTCTTTATACCTTTTGAATTTTTATTATATAGAGCTTCTTCAATAATTAACGGTATGGACGACTTGCCCATACCGTTAGTACCAATTATCTGGGTAACTGAATTATCGTCAAGGATTAGATCATTACCTTCTCCGTAACTAAAACAATTATCCCATTGTAGCCGTTTGAGCGTAATCATTGTACGTCCCTATTATATCTGGAATTTTATCATCTGAAAGCTCAAGAATATATGTTAAATATTCTATTAACTCATCTTCTACAGACATATCTTTCTCAAGAACAAGAGTTGCTTCCGTACTACGTTTTACTACTTTCTTATCCAGAAGTTCAGAGTTTTTAACTCCGGCTAAATCTTGGATGTCACCCTCCAACTCATAGATAGTATGGTCACCATCAGTAGGTATCATCTCATCAGGGCTTTCAACAGTCTTTCTTAAAAGCTGTGGAAGATCAAAAGGCTCCCACATCCATGTCCAGTCTACTGGATTAATGAGTAGATACCCCGTTGAGACCTTATTTCTATGAAAGGATGTAGTCATAGGACTACCTGGGTATACTATATTCCTTTGTGTATTATTATGGGCGTGAAGGTCGCCTGCAAAGACGACCGGAAAATCCTCAAACCTATCTAAATCCACCTCTGGTTTGACATGGGGAGGGATCTCTCCACGCACATGAGTAAACAAAGGCTTACTCGTATCAAATTTCTCAATACTTTCTTTCTTATGAAGATCAGCGTAAGGTAATATACCAAACCCTAAATCATCATCTATATAGGATATATCCACCACATTTATTAGTGGGTTTATATCTCTTGAAGCGGTTTTTAATTGACTAAAGAAGGTTTTATTCTTCTTTGTAGCCTCATGATTACCATCATATATTATAGTTGGTATCTTTACATTGCGAATAAAAGAAAAGTATATCTCAAGCTCTGGTATCGTTGGAATGCGATCAAAAAGGTCACCTCCTATAATGTGCATGTTGCACTGTTTCTCTAACGAGTGTACCTGCTCAAAAAACTTTTCGTATCTCTTTGTAGCCCAAGCTACTGGGACATTCTTCTGCCCCAGTTTCAAGTGCCAATCCGCTGTAAATAAAATCATGCAATATTAAACTCGGCTTCTAGGGTTTCATCTACCTCAGTAGTAGTTGCTTCACGTATTCTGTCAAGCAATTCTTTCTGAGCATCCGGGGTTGGACGAGGCATTACTTCATCCATAGACTTCAGATCAGCATACAATGCTTTCTCTTCGTCATTTAGCTCACGAGGCTTGCACTTAAGAGCTTGTAACTGATACTCTACATTATAAGGCAGAGGTCCAGTCTTAACTTTCTTAAAGCAAATATCCCAGCCAGTATCAGGGTCTGTAGGATCTCCAAGATCCTCAGCAGCAGTAATGATCTGCTCCCAGAGCTTCTTTTTCAGGTTAACAACTTTTATTTCACCGTTGTCAATACACTGAGTGGCATAGCTCCAGCCACACTTGAGATCAGGGTAGTACTCACGAACCCAGTCTTTCTCTTTGTTATTGAAAGACTCAGTATTGCGATCAAACGAGAGACACTCCATAGGAATGTTCTTGTCATTCTGACCCTTGATCCAGTATACGTATCGTGCTAATATGTCTCCGCATAGACGCATCTTGTTATCGCCATTTACGTACTGATATGATTTGATTGAAGTCTTTTGTGCGGAACCTTTTTGTTGGTTAAATGATATTGCCATTAGTGTTTCTCCGTTGGGGCTTCTTCGTACTTAAAGTGAATCTGGTCACCTATCACACGAAGTAGGCTAAAGTTTTGTAAAAATATAAAAGGATCTATTGGTAAATGCAACAGATCTAACGTTGTTTTGCCATACGCTACATAATCTGCATATGGTCTTAAACTGGCTATAGCGGCATAAATACATATGTCTTTATAACCATACTTGTGCTCATTACATAATAGGACATCAGGATGTACAAGAAAGGATTCTCCCCTAAAATCAATAGTTGAATAACGATAAATCTTATCGTATTTATTTTTGGGAATCTGCTTGAACGTCAACATCTTTAAAACTCTTACCATTTCTATGGCATTGCCTTCGCACGTTTCAAAGATCTTTTTCCAATTATATAAAAACATATTATATCAAAAAATTAAGTTCATGTCAAGAACTATTTTTTTAAAGTTCCCGTATGTTGTAACCCTGTTTCATGTAGTATCCAACCCTATTGGAAGCCTGCCTTCGGGCAGTATTCCCTTTTAATTGAATATCTACAACCACAGGCTCTTTCTTGCCTTCCTTCTTCCGAATAACACGACCAATCAACTGTGTCAGTAGTGGTTCATTATTCACAGGCGTCCCTAATATTAGACAACTCAAGTCATCTAATGATATGCCTTCTGAGAATATAGCCTGAGTACCAAAGAGAATTTCTTTTTTACCAAAGCGTATTTCGTCTAGCATAGTTTCTCTATCCTCGTGCGCAACTTCGCCGGTGACGCAGATAGCGTTATCTCCCGCCAACTCCGCGCAACGCTGAAGAAAATATACTCGATCACTTACTACTAATACTTTGTGACCTTT